TATGAAAGACTGGAAAAAGTACCTCCTAATATTAGTTGTAGGGATTGTTATTGGGGCGATCCCTACATTTTTTATTACTCGGGCTATCTATAATATTTTATGTCCTCCATGCGAAAAAGAAATTAAAGATCATGTCACTACTACGACGGTTTCAGGTAAACCAGGAACGATAAAACATTCTAATTGGAAGTATAAAGGGACGGCAGTTTGCTTTGATACAACGTCAACAGGGATCGGAAAAATAAAAACAAACATTGACAAGAACCTAATCCCTGAAGCCCATAAATGGATGACATATAAATGTGGAATACAAGTTTCATACTCAGGGATAATTTATAATGATGGAATTTATCGTCACCTTTTTGGAGCTGATTTTCTTTACCGTTGGAATTGGATTGCTATTGGGGGAGGTCCTCGTGTCTCTTATTACGAGGACAAGGAATTAGGAAAAAAATATGGTGGGGGATTTAATGTCATTGCTCAAGTATGGTTTAAAGGTATATGACCTGTAATTATTGTAAATCGGTACGAAAGACAGGGCCGAATACAGGGCGATGCAGAAATATAAATTCTAAAATGGATTATGTTAAATTGACTGATACGTGTAAATTATTTAGTATGGCAATATCATTTTGTGAGTTTAATTCGCGTATGTTGAAGAATGGTCAATTCTGTTCTATAATAGACAAAGGTCAGAGAAGAATAAATTTTATCAGGTCAGTGGTAAAGTATTTTTAATGGCGATAACCGCAAAAAACACAACCACCTTTGAAGCCGACGTCCAGCACGGTCTAACCCGCGCTCCAATAATTATGCTCGGAGGTGATAATGCAAACGACATCGATTGAAAACCCCAAAGGATTTTTGATTAAAACCGTATGCCGTAACGAGATGATACTGCTTAAAGATGGCAAATATGCAATTACCAACAACACAATAAGCGTGGACGGAAAGACGCTATACCTTGTCGACGGCAATCATTTTGTTTTTTCAACCTCAAGCAAGGCGGATGTAGCCGCGAAATCTGCGGCTTATGAAAAGTATGCGGCGAAAACGAAAGCGGAACAATTATATCTGGTAGTAAAAAATGGCTGATCTATTCACCAAAATAACCGCCGAGAGCGCGGGCGCGAGCCCATATGAGTTTACGGCAGTCACCGTCGAGGCTGGCACCACGTTTGCACCGTCAACCGATGACAAATATTCGGGGTCGTACAGCTACAAGGCCACGTTCGACGGTGCGGATAATAGCGCGTACGGATCAAAATCATTTACTGAAAATAAATCATGTTATTTCAAGTTTTATTTTAAATTTAATACGGGGTTTTCCATTCCTGGCGACATTGCCATGTTTCTCGGTCGTGATAGCACAACCAACATAATATATTTTTACATCAATTCATCTTTATCTCTATACCGGCTCCAGCACCGCATTGATTCGGGAGCTGCTTATACCGACCCCGAAAGCCCGCCTACAATTACACTCAATGAGTGGCATTGTATAGAGTTATACTACAAGTCGGCAAGCGCAGCAGGGGTGAATGATGGCGAGGCGTGGATTAAGTATGACGGAACGGAGATAGCAAGCGCAACGGGGCTGGATAATGACACGATAGTATGCGATAATTTTCGCGTGGGCAACACATTGACTACGGTGCCGGGTGCCGGGTCGATAATGTTTTTCGACGACATAGAGGGATTAGATGCCGTTCCCACGGGAGGTGGGGTAGTTCCTACTGATCAATATTTTAGAAGGCAAAGAGCAGCATGAATTATTTAAGATTTGAAACTCCATGTTTTGTTTATATCGGACCGTTTATGAACAGTGATGGTATTACAGTAAACACAGGTTTATCATTAAGTCAGGGTGATATTTTCATTACACGAAATGGAGGACCTTTCTTTTCTCTTGTTGATGCTTCTGCTATTGTTCATAGTATGTTGGGATATTATCGTGTTCCACTTGGTAGCACGGATTTAGGGTCTACTGGAAGATTAAAATTAGTTTGTAATAAAGCTACGGCTCTTCCGGTCTGGGATAATTGGGCGGTTGTAACTTCTAAAGTTTATGATTCGTTAATAACTGCTTCAGATAATTTAGAAGTTGATACAACTCTGATTGAAGGGACAGACGCAACGAATCAAATACGTGATTCTGTTGTTGATGATGCTACTCGTATAGATGCAAGTGCATTAAATACATTGTCAGGACATGACCCGGGCGAAGCGATAGCAGGGGCAACGGACACAATGGACGCTAATGTGACTCAGATCGGAGGGGTTGTTCAATCTCTTACTGATCTTAAAGACATGGTGGATACTGGGTATGATCCAACCGCTCATACTATGGCGTCAAATTTAACTTCTATACTCGGAACACTATTGACAGAAACCGCCGGATATTTGGCAGCAGGATTTAAAAAGTTCTTTAATGTTCTTAATGGAACAGGGACGTTGTTATCGATTCCTGCGGCTGTTCCGGGAGCGAATGGTGGGTTACCGACAACTAACGGAACTAAATTAAATCAGACCGCAGACTTAACTGACGCGGCTGTTGATCTAATATGGGATGAGGTTCTTACGGCGGCCACTCATAACGTTCCGTCTTCAGCAGGACGTAGATTAAGAACATTGACGACAAATGAAATGAGAGCCGGTACGTGTCAAGCGGGGTCTGCCGCAAATACTATACGGCTTGATGCAGGGGCATCAGCAACTGATGGATGGTATGATCCGGCGGTAGTTATAATTGATGGCGGGACCGGAGAAGGTCAATGTCGTTTGATTATAGATTATGTAGGGGCAAGTCAGACCTGTATTGTAAATCGTGATTGGAGATTGACTCCCGATATTACAAGCACATTTATAGTGATTGCTGACCCAGGATTAGAGACGGTGAATGAGGGTCAGGCAACAGGTGGCGCGGCGTCAAGCATTACGCTTAATACTCACGCTAAAAATATAAACGATACATATAACGGATGCACGATTGTATTAATATCGGGTACTGGACGTGGACAGTCACGAGTAATTACAGATTATGACGGGGGAACTAAAATCGCGTTAGTGAGTGAGGCGTGGACAACACAACCCGTAGCTGGGACTGGTTATTATATTTTTGGATATGGAAGGTCACATTTAATTCCGGATTCTTTGACTGATGTACTAAATTCTGTTGTTGACGACGCTACAAGAATAGACGCAAGCGCATTAAACACATTATCAAGTCACGACCCGGGAGAGGTTATCGCGGGTGCGACTGATGTGATGTCTGCTAATGTTACCCAAATTGGAGGAGTGGTTCAGTCAGCAACGGATTTGAAGGATTTTGTAGATACAGGATACGATCCGGGCACACACAAAATAGCGGGTCTAGTTCTTGCAGATGCGGTCACAGGTATGGCTCTTGAGTCTACATTGACAGCAATCAAGGGGCTTGGATGGACAACTCAAACTCTTGTAACATTACAAGCGGCTATTGCGGCGATAGATGTTTCCGGGGTTGCTGACGCTGTCTGTGATGAAGACATGACGGGGCACGTTGCTGCTAATTCACTCGGTGCATATTTACGCGCTGCGTATGCCCTCGCGACTGGTAGATTAAAAATAGATGACGTCGCTAAACAACTTATTCTTTTTATGCCTGATGGTGTTACTGAAATAGCAAGATGGAACATCTATAATAACGCCGGGGCTCTTGCTTCCACTAATGTTTTTGACAGGCAAAGAACATGATAGTTACAATGGGTATGGGGACGGAAGCAGGAGGGGGAACGAGTATTTATTATCTTGAGGAATCAATAGCGATAGGGATGTCAACAGAAATAGAAATTGGAATAGACTTTGATTCTGATATAGTTATAGTGACAGAGGAAGACTAATGGCTGGAATATCAATTAAAAACGGTGAAGGCAAGTGGCTCAAATTCACTATCACTAATTCAGATGTTATCGTTGATGTTTCTACATACACGTTTCGTCTTGGCGTAAAGAAAAATATAAATGATACTACATATAAAATATCAAAGGTCACCACTGATTTTAATTTCACACAAGCTACTTTGGGAATTGTTAAAGTTAATATAACGTCGGCAGAAACGACGGCGGCACTTATCCCTCCTGGTAGTTATGTAGGGGAACTTGAAATGACGGCAACGGCATTGACAGATGTTAGTAAATCTGTGACCTTTGATTTTATCGTCGAGAAGGCGGTTCTTGTCTAATGAAAAAAGGCTTATTAAATTATGTGACTGATTTCTTTTGGACCACTGACCAGAAGACAAGCCGAACACAAATACTTCTTGCAGGTGGGTCAACTGCATTATGGTCTGAAAAGAATTATAAATCTTATGCTGATGAAGCATACTTAAAAAATGCTATTGCATATACTTGTATTTTAAAAATTGCTCAAGCCGTGTCTACTGTCCCGTGGTGGTTATATGAAATAGATAATGATGGAAAAAAGATTAGGATAGATGCACACGATTTATTGACACTTGTTAGGCGGTCTAATCCTTCAGACTCATTTAATTTTTTGATTATGAAGGCAATAGCTTATTTACTGTTATGTGGGAATTCTTATTTAGAAAGAGCAACAAGTTCGATTACTACACGAGTGCAGGAACTGTATGTCTTGCGTCCTGATTATATGACTCTAAATAAGAGTGATGTCACTGGGGCATTGAACGGATATACATATACACTTAATGGAAATTCAGTAAATTTCCCTGTTGAATATGACGGGTCGTGTGATATTCTTCATCTCAAAAATTTTCATCCTACTGATGAATGGTACGGATCAGCACCGACTGCATCGGCTGGATATGAAATTGATACGGACAATGAGCGCACGAAATGGAATAAAGGGTTACTAGAAAATCAAGCCCGTCCAGGTATGATCTTTACCGTCAATGGGAAGTTAACTGACATACAATTTGAGCGATTAGAAAAGCAATTAAAGGTTGAATACGCTGGCGGAAAAAACGCAGGTAAAAATTTAATTCTTGAAGGTGAAAAAGGAACCGATGCAAAGCCTTATGGATGGAGTGCAATAGACCTTGAGTATATAGAAGGTGGCCGTGAACTTGCCCGTAAAATCGCGATGGTCTATGGCTATCCTCCTATGATGTTAGGTATACCGGGGGATAATACATACAGCAATTACATGGAAGCCCGTCTTGCATTTTGGGAAGACACGGTTTCCTATTATCTTAGCTATTTAAAATCAGAACTGAATAACTGGTTATTGCACGATCAAGAAAATTTAATTTTGGATTATGATTTATCACAGGTTCCCGCGCTCGCGAGCAGGCGCAAGGAACTTTGGGATACTGCTGAAAAATCTACATTTTTAACAGTGAACGAAAAAAGGGATATGGTTGGTCTTGAATCTATTGGTGATTCCGGGGATGTGATAATGGTTCAGGCGTCTATGATCCCACTTGGTGAGGAACCTGATTTTTCTGAGAATCCAGATGACGAACCAATTGATAATCCAGTATCTGATGAAGAAGACGGGACTATAAAAGAATGATAAATATAAAATCAAAACGAGGACGGCAGCAACAGCATAGAGAACTTGTATTGATAATGATGCAGATAGAGAAAGCATGGGTCAAACCGCTATCTAAAATCATAAAACAATTTTATATAGAATCTTCAACCGAAGTGGAAAACGGATTTGTCGGCAGGGTTGAATGGTGCATTGATAAAAGAATACCTGAGTTACGCCTATTATTTAAAAAGTATTATAAGATAATCGGGATAACTTTCTTTAGGAAATTATTTCAAGATGTTAAAAAAGCGGGTTACGGTTTTCAAACTAAATCTGTAGACGATTGGTATGATGGGATTGATGAAATAGAAATGGGTCCCGTTGAAGAGCGATACTGGAAAGTATATAGTGAATGGTCTTCAAAACAAATGGGTAAAAATATTCAAAAGGTTACAAAGACTGCAAAGAAAAAAATAACAAAAATCATATCAACAATGATGAAAGAAGAAATAAGGACTCATAAAGATATAGCAAAAGAAATTTTAGTGACCGGAGAACGGTCTTCGATGTGGGAGGCTTTACGAATTGCAAGGACCGAGACCCATTCTGCAGCTGTATTTAGTACTCAGTCAAGTATAAATTCAGTAGGGTCTGAAGTTGGAATCGAGTTTAACAAGTATTGGTTGAGTGCAAATAGCGACAGGTCAAGGTCCGGGCATATAGCGGCCGGTGAACGATATAATGAGGCAGGGGCTATCCCAATGGATGAACCTTACTCTGTAGCTGCAGAAGATGGTGGTGATGAAGAGCCTCTTGATTATCCAGGGGACCCATCGGGCAGTTCTGAGAATGTTATCAATTGTATGTGTGTAGAATTATATGTCCAGGCGGAAGCCAGACAAAGTCCATCATAATTGAGTAAAGGAGTTTTGAAGATGGAAATAAATGAGCATAAAGATTTTCCTTTTGAATTAAAGAGTGAAGACGTTCAACCCTCTGGAATATTTAAAGGTTATGGGTCCATGTTCGGTGGAGAACCTGATTCTTATGGTGATGTTATTATGTCAGGGGCTTATACCGAGACACTTTCTAAGGGGGGAAGAAATGGAAATGGCGTGGCGATGTTATGGCAACACGATCCGACGAAGCCCCTCGGAGTTTGGACCAGTATTGAAGAAAATGCGAAGGGTTTAAAAGTTGAGGGTCAACTCGCTATGAATACTCAACTAGGAAAAGAGGCTTATGAACTCATGAAGATGGGGGCTCTTCGCGGGCTATCTATCGGATATGAACTTAATAAAGATGGATTTGAAGTTGACGAAAAGAAAAAAATTCGGAGGCTTAAAAGTATCAACCTATGGGAAATATCTCCGGTTACTTTCCCCGCGAGCACGCGAGCTCAAATAACCGGAGTTAAGGCAGCGATTGAAGGGG